TGCAACGGCAGGCGAAACGGCATCGGATCCCCATAGGATATTGTGGGGCTTATGAACCGCCGTCGCGTTGGTTGCCGGATCGTAAACTCCGCCGATTCTTTCGTTTACCCATCCATCCCAAACGCTGACTTTGTATGTCGGAGTGTCCTCCGGTTCTTCCTTGATGACTTGCAGTAATACGTCAAACGGGTTTGGCGCTGAGCTGTTGATTGGCCGCTTTTGTCCCGACACGCTCAAGACTTTCCCGTTCGGTCCTTCCCTGACCGTTCCGCCGTGCATGCCTACGACATTATTCGCCCGCATCCAATTGAGCATCTGGATGATGGTTTCTTCGATGGGCATTCCATCTTGAGGGTAATCAGGAAATTTCATGTTTATGCGCTCCAGAAAATTTCGTCTCGATCAATCAGAACCTTTTTCGCTCCGGTCCATTCGATGTTCCGATCCCAGCGAGTTTGACCGCCGCGACGTATTCCACGGTCTGCCGTCCTTATCCATTCGTATCCTAAAGGTAGATGGTCAAAACCGTCAGGCTCTTGCTTTTGTCCGGCGTCGGCTTCCGGTGGAGGTCCGCCCGCGTAGGTTTCGGACTTCCTCGCAACCGGGGCTTTGTCGATATAGTATTCGATGCCCAACAGCCTACCCTTGGCATACAGCTTCGCGTTGTCGGAAAGTTCTCGGTAATAAGGTGCCCCGCCCTGAACAAACCCAAGGCCAGCGGGTCGGAATTTGTATAAAGCCTTTTGGTCAACGTCTGGCTCATCTTCCCACGCTTGCAGTTCTACTAGATCGGCTTTGGTCAATGCGCTTGGTCCTCCATCGCTGAATGCTGGGTGTTCTTTCAATGGCCTCTGAACGTCAACCCATTCAATCTCATAGTTCGTTTCTTGTTTTACGCCTACCCCACCATCTCCATAGTCCGCTGAGTCAAACTTACGCTCGACCATGACGGTGAGGATGGAGTGATCGGTTCCTTCGATTGGCTCACCAAATGCCGATGTCACTAATCCGCCATAATTCCCCCATTTAATGCCTACCTCAACAACGCCGGAAAGCTCGTCAGTCGGGCCGATGTATTCGATGACATTGCGATACGATCCCTCATCTAGCGTCTCCTTTGGAAACCCTACACGGCGAAAACGAAGAATTGGTTCTGCTGCCATTTAGAAAACTGGTTTGCGTGGTTTCGGGTTTTTGATGGCGTCCCTGATTTCCTTCAAAAGAGAGTTGGTTTCTTTCGTCTTGTCCTCATTCGCGTTAGTTGTTCCGTCCAAGGAGAGTCCGCGCCTTTGGTATTCGTTCACCATGTTATCGGCTGGAGTTCCGGTTGGGATTTCTGCCTGATAGGGCGGAAGTTCCGGCGTTGTTTCAATCGGGTTTGCGATAGGCGCGGGCGGCCCTGATAGCTCCGCTGCTGCTGACCGCTTCGATTCAAACTTGGCGCGGGTCCGGTTGTTGAGTTCGTCGATCTTCGCTTGCAGATCGTCGATTATTTCCGTGTTTGCTTCAACTCCTGCACCAGCATATTTGTTAAAAGCCTCATCGTAATTGAAGTTGTCCTTATATGACGAAGTGATCCCGTCAAAAATTGTATTTAGATGTGCTGCAAATCCATTGAACGCTGGTGATGTTTGGATTCCTGCAATCGCCTTTTCGGCATGAAGCGCAAAGATTTCCCAAACGGTCCCATCGGTGACCACTTGGAAAGCAACTGACAACGCGCTTCCCAAGTTTTCGCCCACGGTTGTGAAATCGTAGTCATCAATCTTCTTCAAGCCCGGAAGCAATTCGCCAATAATTCCCGCCGTAAAGCCCATGAAAAATTGATCCGACTTGAGCGGAAGATGGCCAATCAAATCGTTAGCCTCGCCCATCGCCGCGCCAAACTTCTTGGCTAGTTCCGGCATCCGGCCAAGTGCCTTTTCCGCGTTCTTCAGTCCTCCGAAAACCGTGGTAAGCCCCATCCCTCCCTTGCCGAAAATCTCCATTGCTTTCGCGGTTCTTTCCGCTGGGTTGGCAATCCGCATGATGGCTTCGCCAATCGTGTTGAATTGGTCGGCTGGGTCCATCGCCAGCAACTCTTGCGCGGATAGTCCCATGACCGCAAATGGGTCTTTGCCGCCTTGCGCTGCTGCCACAATTGCCTTCTGCATCTTGGCAATGTCTTTGCCTGTGTTCTCTGCCGCTCGCCCGCCGTCAGCGTAGGCAAGCTGGAGCTTCATCATGTCATCGACCGCAACGCCTGTCTGATTGGAAACGTCAACAAGTTCGTCGGTCATTCCAAGCGTGCGCTTCGTGCCGACTGCCATAGCCGCCCCGAGAGCAACCGTGCCAAGTGCCGCCGCCTTTAGGGACTTCGTTCCAAGGGTGTTTAGCGATTTCCTCGCGGACGCAATGCCCTTGCTCATCTTGTCCTTCAAGGTGAGTTCCGCGTAGATGCTGCCGATGGATCGGGATTTAGCCATTCGGTTTCTTGATTATGAATTCCGCAAACATCTTCTCAATCTCTGGTGCTTGCTCGTCTAACGTCTTGGTTGGTTTTCTTTTCCGCCTGCAATAAGCCGGAAGGAAGTCATCAAGTTTGAGTTGCCGTCCGTTCTTTTTCTTTCCGCCTACTAGTTGCGCCATGGTGAACCGCAATAGCGCGTTGCGGTAGTCTTCGCGTGATTCCTTGGTTTCCCATGCTGATAGATATTGCGTTGCCTGTTCTGGGTGGCAATCAAGCCACTCGGTTTCGGTCAATCCGAGTTCGATTCTGGCGAATGCGATTTGTTCAAAGTGCTTTTTTTTTCAGCGTCCGGCGACATGTCGGCAATTACGCCAAGCACCGCCGCGTGAATGCTTGCCGCCTCGGATTCGTGATCGATCGCAACAAACAAATCCTCTGGCGATTGATATAGCCCGTGCGCATTTGGCGGCAGGATCAACCACAAGAACGATGTGAAAGCCGCTGCCGCTTTTCGTGGCATTGAAAACTCTTTGAAAAGCTGCGACGGATCAACACCGATTTTAGAGCATCGGAACGGGAAGCGGTTGGCAATGTCCTGAGTCCATGCCAACTCAACTTCCTTCCCGCCTATCATGGCCTTGTGGATCATGAGTAAGTGATAGGTCCGGTGATTTTGAGGCTTGCGGAAAACGTCACCATGTCATCAAGAGGGATGTCCTCGTCTGGCGGTTGCACGTAGGCGTTAAAGCCGATGGTGGAACTGTTGGGCAGCGTGATGACAACGGCGCGGAGAGTGTCCGCGGCAGTCCTAAGTAGGTCTTGCCCCGCGTCAGATGCATCGTAGTGACCGGAGATTTCGCAAGTTCCGCCGTCTTTCAAGCCGGGGAGATATTCACGGTATCCGTCAGTTGAGGAATGATTCGTGGCGTCTACGAAGTTTCGATCTGCGCCCGAGCGTGTGATGGAAGTGACACCACCAACGGCAGACCCGCCGACGCTGATAGTGGTTCCGAATGATTTGGTTTTGGCCATGGTGTTTGCTGGTTAGGTGAGAGTGGCGGATGCGCGGTAATCGTAGATTTCCCCGTGCAATTTGGTTTCGTTGTCGTAGCTGGAATTCTGGTTGGTATATCCGAGCGAAACTTTGGAATCACCCGGCAGCGTAACGCCTTCGATGTCGCGCTTGAATTGGCGCATGATGGCAATGGCTTGATCGTGAGTGGTTGCCCAGCATGCAATTTGAATGAGCGGGAAAGCGTGTGAGCGTTCGCCGTCGAGCGGCGTTTCTCCTGAGCCTGAAACGACCGTTGCCACGATGTAAGGCGGGGGGGTTGTCCCGTCCGCAATATTCCATGAGAAACGGTCGCCAATCAGGGCGGTCAGCCCCGTGGATGCGTTTACCGCTGCCGTGATGTCTGATTCGAAACTCATTGGCCCGCTTTCTTTCTGAGTCTTGCGACGGTTCGGGTTAGGTGTTTGTCGAGTCCTTCCGCCATTGCGTCCACGACCTGACCTTGTGCTGCGTCGATTGCTGGTCGGATGAATGGCCTTGGCGCGACTCGACTCGACCCAAGTTCGACTAGATGGGAATACTTGTTCGGGTCTTGCGATGCCTCGTATGGCTGACCCTTAATGCGCTTTCCTTTGGTCTTTCTGGCAATCCTTGTTCCAAGTGATTTCTTGAATCCGGTTCTTGGCCCGATTCGCGCCGAGTTGATTCCGGCGACTTTCTTCACGCGGATTCCGATAGACTTCTTGAGCAATCCGGTATCCTCGACAACTCGGGATTTTGCTGCCTTTTCGATTGGCTTCGCACCCGCACGCAAGACTGCGTTTTCGGAAGAACGAATCAACTCTTTCGGCAGACGATCAAGCGCCCGCGAAATGTCGCGCATGCCTTTGATTTTGATTGTGCCGTTCATGAGATGGACTGAGTTGTAACCGTGTCAATCAAGAGATATTCGCCCCGGCCAACTTCCGAGACGCCCTTGATGTCGTAGAATTTTGATTTGTAGAGAATGCGGTGATCGGTCGGATTGATGGCCCGCGTCCGAATGCGAAATTGCTGGTCGTCTTGCGTCCGGTCGGTATCGGCAATCACTGCCGCGCCTGCTTTGTGGCGAACATATTCCGCCCATACCTTTGCGTGATCTGCCCATGTCTCCACGCGGGTTCCAGTGTTGTCCCTTGTCATGGTGCGCACCTGAATCACGATGCGGCGATCTAGCTTTCCGGGATTCATTCGAACCACCCCCCTACTTTTTGGGAATTAATCAGATCTGATGTGTCGCTAGTTATGGAAAACGCTCCAGACTTTTCTTTGTCATATCTTGATTCGTAAAGATCAGCAACAACGCGCTTGATGGCGTGCTTGTGCGATGGCGAGACGTTGTTGATGTTGTTGTTGCCAGCAGTGAATGCAATCTGGATTGCGTCGGGACGATCCTCAACCGATGGTAGCGATTCCGTGAATTGAACGCATCCCGGTTCACCAATGGCAATCACCCGGTAATCGTCCGCGCTCATCGTGGTGAGCGTATCTGAGTCGGGCGGATAGTATTTGACTGACTCAACGGAAACCAGCGGCGTGCGATACAGCGGCGCGATTCCGTGAGACTCTGGAAACAATGAACACCAAGACGCCGCCGTCAGCTTGTAGCTAGTCCGCAACGATGCCCGCCCGGTCGCGTTGTCCACGTATTCACGCGCAACGCTAATCAGTTCGGTAACGCATTCCATATCATCCGACGAATCCACGCGCAAATGACTTGCCGCCTGATCGTAGGTGATCGGCTCGCTTGCTGGTCGCTGGGTGATGGAATACTGCGGGCGCATTTACTTGGATGCGTTTTCTTTGCCTTCGTGCTTGGCGGTTGCCTTTTCCGGTTTGGCTTTTTCGGGTTCAATGAACTTGGTTGCCGCTCGATCGTTGATAAGCTGGATTGCATCCGAATCCTTGATTTCGTGGATGCTTCCGGCTTCGCGGTGTTCGGCGTAAACCAAGACGTTGCGGAGAAATTTGATTTTCATAGGAAAGGGATAGGGACGGGGTGAATTACTCCACCCCGTCCGGTTATGGATTATGCGCCGAGCGCGTCGAGCATTGCGGCAAACGACTTCGGACGGACAACGCCAGCATCGTAGTAGGTGTTTGCAACCAGCGTCTTCATTCCGAGTTTTGCGTTTGCCGAGTCGGTGATGAGTTGCAGGTTGAGTCCGCCCCAGTAACCAATCACAAAATCCGCGAAGTTTCCGAAGAAAATGGCGGATGCGACACCGGAGCTGGATCCTTTGGTCAACGTGCGGCTGATCGCGTTAGAGAACGCAATCGGATAGCCGTTGACGGTGTTTGGATTGCGGTCATCCAAGAGCATGATGCTATCGGTGGAAGCTACCTTGGCGGTGGTCTTGATCTTGCCGCGAATCTGGCCGTTGGTGGCGTATGCGAGGCGACCCGCAAGAGCGTTATCGGTGTCAACTTCGGTTTCGAGCCCAACAAGGTGTGCCCAAGTCGGGGCTGCTCCGTTAGTTCCGCCCGCAACCGATCCGATGCCGGAGGTTCCGGCGATGCCGACAGGCTCCGAAGTGCCGCCGCCGTGGAAGAATGCGAGTTCTTGAACGGCCAGCATTTGGCTTGCAAGGTGAGAGCGGAGGATGGCTTCGATTGCCGAGCTGGATTGCATGAGCAACTGGTCGGAAATGTCGATGAACGCAGGCAGACGCTTGGGAGTAAGCGAGAGCATTGCGGTAGTCGGGGTGTATTCGTCCGCGCTGGCGTTTTCCGCTTTCTTTGCAGGAGCGGTGCCACTGGTGATGCGAGGCAAGTCGAGGTTGCCCATGAGTCCTTCAAGCACCGTTGCACCGAGTCCGCGCATGATGGAAGCGTTGAAGAAATCGTCGAGCAATCCGGCTTTGTTGGTGGCAATGGTCATGCCGCCTTGGTCGCCAGTGACGGAAGTGGTCCCGGTGGCGGTAACATCCCGACGCTCACCGCGAGTGATGAGTGTTGGAAGGCAGATTCCCTTGGCGGCGAAAACACCAGCGGCGCGGGCTTCGCGCTCACCTTCTTGGTGCATTTCCAGCTCGATACCTTCAAGGGTAAGGTTGCTGGAAAGAGCGCGGAGGGCGCGTCCGATGTCAAAGCGTGCAACGTCGCGGGTTTCCTGAGCGGAAAGGACGGGCTGGTTTTGGCTTTCGCGGGCCATCTGGCGCATTTCGGCGTGGATGGTTTGGTCAATCTGATTGATCTCAGATTCGATGTTTTCGACTTGGGTTGTCTCATCCACATTCAAAGAACGGGATTCGGTGACAGTGGCTTTGTCGATGATGTCGCGGATTTGCTTATTCAGCGAGCCGCGCTTTTCTTGCAGTTGCTTCAGTTTCATATTTGATGCGGTTAGAGGGCAGGCTTGCTGATAGAATCCGCCCGACGCTGCCAGTGCCGGATGGAGATTGTTTGGTTGATTGGTGCGGGGGCATCATCCGCCTTCGTGAATGCTTCCAGCGAACGCAGCGCAACGGTTGCGTCGGGATATGCTGGGTAAGTGACAGGCGAAACGTCGTAGAGTCGCGCCACCTTGTTGATGGTCCGCTTGTAGACTACTGGACCATCTCCCGATTGATTGCTTTCCCATTTCTCGCCGTCTTTTTCGACGGTGAAGGAGAAGCTGGATTGGTCTACATCGCCGCGCTTCAGGCTGGTCACAAGGTCGCGCCCGACTTGTGTGTCCGGGGCTTCGAATTCATACCACAAGCCGACGCTATCCACGCCAATCTTTAGGCTTCCTTCTCCGTTCTTGGAGCGTGCAAGAATGGCCGATGATTCGTGATTGAATAGCGCCCGAACATCATCATTCAGAACATCGTCAAAAGCTCCGGGGCTGATGATTTCATAAAACTGGTAGTTCGATGATCCAAGGTTTTCCGACTCGCGGTTATAGACAGCAGCATATCCGCGAACGGTCTTTGAATCCTCGCCTTCCGTATCAGATCGAAGCTCGATCTTGTTGGAAACAAAGCGCGTTTCCTTGGTTGGTAAATCTTTCGGTTTCATGGTTGCGCTGGTTCTGGTTTGTCTTGCGCTGGTTGGTTCTGCGGAGTTCCGCCCGATGCGTTGAATGGACGCCCGTAATCGTCGCCTCCGTCCTCCGCGCTGATGGTCGGCTCATCCAACTTCCGGCGGATGTCATTGGCGCTGTAAACGCCGATATTGCGCATGGTCTGGAAGTATGCGGCGGTGTCTTGCCGTGAGACGCTGGCGAGTTCGTCGCGGTCAAAGCGGAAGTAATAGCCTGCCTCCAATTCGGCGGTTGTTAGAAGCGTCTGATTCAACGCTTGCTCGAAAGCGACAAGGTGAGGGTCGAGACAGAAATTCAGGAATCCGAGAGTTTGCTCCTGAATGCCAGTGCCCCAAGTTGTTGACGCGGTGGAATCTCCAATCAGGAATGGAGGAATACCATAATGCCGTGCGATTTCCTGAAGTTCAAAACGGCGGGATTCGATGAATTGAGCATCGGACATGCTCATGCCGTTCGTTTGCTTGAAGTCGAATCCGCCGTTCAGGATTGGAACCCGGCCAGCATTGACCGCGCCCGCAACATTCCGTTGCCATTCTTCGCGGGCGTCTTTGATCTTGTCCGCTGGAAGGTTGGTTTGGCTTACGAGATAGCCGGGGAACATCGTGCCATCGCGCATGAGGCGGCCCGCTGCCGATGTTTGGCTCATTGCGGTGCCGATGGATTCACGCAAGAGAGTTATGGGCGAAACGCCACGCGCTCCGTCCCGGCACTCACCCTTGATATGGATCATGTCCGCCCGGTTCAGCTTGTCCGCTTGGCCCTGAATCTCGTAGCTGATGAAAGCCTCGCCGTTAGGTTTCTTGACTAGCTTCGGATCAACGTCGCACGGCGCAACCCATTGGATCGAACGTGGCTGGAAGTAGGCGTCCCGGTAAACCCGAGCGTAGCCATTCCCGCCTAGGCATTTTCCGGTCATCATGAGCTTGCGAAGCTCGAAAGAGGTGTGCAGGTCGGATGGTGTTCCTGCCAAAAGGCGGATTGCCGGGTGTTTGACGATCGGTTTCGGTCCCTTTTTGCTGGTCTGGTAAAGCTCAATAGGGAGTTTCGCCACCATGTCAGAGAGCAATCGGACGCATGCGAGGACGGCGGAAACGGTCATTGCCGACCGCTCATTGACGGGCGCGCCGGAACTGGCGGGGGTTCCGAGGATTTCGATGATCCGGCCCGTCTTTAGGTCGCCTAAATACTCCTGAGACGAGCGTTTTTCCGGCAGATTCCGGCCAATTGGAAGCAGAATCGGGGGCGCATCTTCGCTCGGAACGTCAGGGGCATTACGCCCCCGACGCCGAAAACCCAAACTGGAAAAGACGCTTCGGTAACCCGACACGAAACGGAATTACCGCAAACCGATTGCAAATGCAAACAAATTGTTTTAATTCACCCATGAAACCACCAAATCAGGAATCTGAATGCCGCGTATCCGGCAAAGCCAATGCCATAGACAGCCCAAGTTCCACCGCAAACGGCAATGACGACGCCTGCAAGAATGGCCAGAATCGAAAGCGCGTAGCAGGCTTTGAGAATCTTTCCCGTCGATTGTGTGGTTGTCGGTTTCATGGTTTTAGAAATCAAACATCGGCCCGCTTGGTTCCGGGTCGCGGGTCATGGCCCTGCTTAACGCCATGATTGCCGCTACCACCGGGTCAATTTTGTTTTGCGCCGCCTCTTTCCTGGGAAATACGTTCCCGTTGGCGTCTTCTTTTCCCGTCGTGTTGCCGACCGTCCACGCAAGCAGCGGGTCGCCATCGTGGATGATTCGACCGGACCGAATCAAAGCGTCAAGCTCCTTCATCGGTTCCGACATGGTGCGTGTCTTTAGGTCGAAGATCACGATTGGCGCTCCCTCTTCGGTTAGCTCCCTGAAAACCTGCCACCCGTTCCAAGGGTCGGAAGGAATCTCAATTACGTTGTAATCTTTGCATATTTCCAGCATGTGAGCTTTCACTGGCTCGTAATCCATCACGGTTTCCCCGCTGGTTTCAAGTAGCCCCATGATGTGCCATGTCCTGAAGTGTTGGTTTTCCGGCCTATCAAGCGCCGATTCTGGCAGGAAGTATTTCCCAAACAGAGCGTATTTCCTTTCCGGCAGGCAAAACAATTGCATGACCACGGTTAGGTCGTGCTTAACTGACAGGTCGCAAGCCAGATAGGAAGGGTATTGCTTGTAATCCTCGCGCTTGATTTCAGGCTTTCCGAGCGATTCCCATTCCGACACGTTGAAATATCCGTCTTTGGCCGAAACCCACTGGTTGAGATACTTCGTCTTGAATGCTGACTGCTTCCTGGCGTTCTGTTGCGCAACTTTCAGCTCAGCAAGAATCCGCTCTTCGTTGATCGAAACACCCCAGTTCGGATTGGCTTTGATTAGTGCCGCTTCCGAATCCCATCTGTCGTCCCCGTCGATTGTCCAAATGACGCAAAACGTGGTTTCATCTTCAAAGCCTCCGGTGTTTTCTAGGATGCGCTCGCACGCTTTCCAGTCCTCCCGGCACGGCCCTGCGGTATCAGCGCCCGCCGTGCTGATGACGAGCGACAAGGGCTGTTCTCGCGCCCCCATGCCTGTCTCCATGGTGTCGATCAGCTCGCTGGTCTTGTGTTCGTGATACTCATCAATGATGGCGCAATGCGGAGATGACCCATCCCCCGGCTTTCCGATGACCGGGAGAAACTTCGAATTGTCGATTTGCCGAACCAGCGATTGCGCGTTGATCGTGATTCCGAGTCCGGGTGCCAGCTTGGGATGTTTCAGAGCCATCTGTCGGGCTGGCCCAAATACCTCCCACGCCTGCTTCTCGCTGGTTGCGCCGGAATAGACTTCCGCCCCCGGCTCATTATCCTTGGCCAGCATGTAAAGCCCGATGCCCGCCCCGAAGAAGCTCTTGCCGTTCTTCCGTGGCACGTAGATCCGCGCCTTGTGAAATCGCCGCTTGCCGTTGCGTTTTTTCACCCATCCGAATATCGACGAAATGACAAATGCTTGCCACGATTCCAGCGTCATCGTCTGCGGCTGGCGTGTTTTCGGGTCCGGTAGTGCCCATTTTCCCTTCACGTGGGGCAGCAACTCCATGAACTTGCATGCCCTTTCAGCCTTGGCCGGGTCGAAAACGTAAGGAAAATCCTTCGTAATGCTCGCCGCCATGTCCCGAACGTGCCGCTTGCAAGCCAGAATCACCCATTTACACGCAGGGATTTTGCCTGAAATAACGTCCGAAACGTAGGATTCCGCCGCTAAAACGTGC